AGTTCAAAACTATGGCCTTTGGTATTCGCGCTATGCTGATTGATATTATCGGCAAGCACAAGCGCGGCCTGGACACGATCCAGGAGCTTATTTATGTATGGGCTCCGCCTTTTGAAAATGACACAGAAGGTTATATTAAGAGCGTATCTTCTAGAACTGGCATATCTAAAAATGTAATTTACAGCCCTACAAAAGACAATTTTATCAAGATCGTAAAGGCTATGGCTGCTGTAGAGAATGGCCCCGATGCGCTATTGATCCCAGAGAAGGACTGGAACGAAGGCTGGCGGCTGGCTACCAGCAGATCAGATATAAAATCTTATATTAAATAACTATATTTGACTATGCCTATTAAAAAACCTATGAAAAGCGAAAAAGAAAAATTATCAGCTAAAAGCGTTAATGCGCTAAAGGCAACCGCAAAGCGTTTAGGCGGCAAATTGGTAGCGCCCGACGGCAAGGCCAAGACAAAGCAGCAGCTTATTAACACGATTGTAATGAAGCAACGCTTAGCTGGTAAAAGTATGGGCGGCAACGCTAAGCCCACAACAGCAACGGCAAAGCTTGGAAATGCAGCAGAAGTAAAAAAACTTTTAGCACAGCAAAAAAAATTAGATACTATGTTATCGGAATTTGCCAAAGCTCTTGATAAAGCATTCAAGAAAGCTTAAACAAGGTGGCCTGTGATGGGCTAAACTGGGAGTGAGATCCTGGTTAAACTGCGGAACGTACTTGTACGTTCCGTTTTTTTTTATACATTAGTCGCAGTTTAACCTTAATATCTCACTTTATGGACTTTTTTGAAATTCGTGATCTACTGCCCTACCTTGAATCAAAAGGCTGGGATTTAACCTATTCTTTAGACGATAGGCACTACTGGAACTGCAGCTGGGAAACTTCTACAACACTTTATGTTATCGAAGTTCCTGTTTGGCCTGGTACTAAAGTTTTATTTTACAAGCATAAGCTAAGGGGCTACGCTGTAGAGCTATCTACTGGCGAGATTCTTAATATGCCCGACTTTGTAATAGATATGAAGCTCGATAGGTATATGACCTATCACTATTTGCGCCTTTGGATAAATGCGTTAATGGAGCAGCAATGAAGCACGGATCTTTATTTTCTGGAATCGGTGGCTTTGATTTAGCTGCTGAATGGGCCGGCTGGGAAAATGTATTTCATTGTGAATGGAATCCATTTGGACAGCGGGTGCTGAAGCATTATTGGCCTGACGCTGAATCTTTTTTTGATATTAACACTTCTGACTTTTCTAAATATGCAAATGGAATTGACATCCTCACAGGGGGATTTCCCTGCCAGCCCTTTAGTAGCACTGGCAAAAGGAGAGGCACCTCCGATGAACGCCATTTATGGCCAAGAATGCTTGAGGTCATTAAATCAATTCGGCCCAGATATATCGTGGGCGAAAATGTTTACGGCCTTGTTAATTGGTCAGAAGGGTTGGTCTTCGAACAGGTGCATATTGATTTGGAAGCTGAAGGGTACGAAGTACAGGCGTATGTTTTGCCAGCTGCAGGCGTCAACGCGATACACAAAAGAGATCGAGTTTGGTTTGTGGCCCACACCAACGGCGATGACAATACCAAACACACCAAAGGAAGATTGGATTTGGGATGGGATACGCTGGGTAACGCCAGAAACCCGAAAGAACTACAATATAAGGGACTGGGTAGTAATGCTACCAACGCCAACAGCAATAGATCACAAATCCAAAAAACAATGGGGAAAACAAAAAGGAACACAATCAACAATAAACTCTTATCTGAACACCGAAAAGCATTTGAATCCGCGCTTCTTGGCACAAATGATGGGATTCCCAAAGAATTGGACGGAATTACCTTTCCAAACTGGCGAGCTCAAAGCGCCCAAGCCTATGGAAATGCCATAGTACCGCAGGTTGCGCTACAAATCTTTAACGCCATAAATGAATATGAGAGATTATATCGTTGAGTATGCACCACAAAGAGAGAAGCGGCAATGAACCAGAACGTAAACTACGGCAAAGATCGCGAGGCGATCGTTCCGTATGATGTGGCGATTTGGTGGCATCTGGCCTTTGATGTAGATAAAAGTATTTTTAATCCTACCTATATCCCTGCGGATCTAATGCAGGAAATACAGCAGTTACAGCGCAGAAGCATCATTAAAGCACTCCCAGACAGCGATTCTGGCAGGAAGTGGTTAATACTGCGATTCTTCCCAGAGGGAATTTAATTAACATTAAAAAAGAATAATATGGCCTTTACAAATAGGTTTGAAGCGGACATATCCCCTAAAAAAACCAGGATTGATCCTAAAGCGATGCAGCAGACAATAGATATTCCTATTGGATCTAACCCCGATACTGGCAAGCAGTATTCCTTTAGAGTCTATTTAGCAGTTAGCAAAATGCAAAAAAAACTAAACTATGCCCCTACCATTTTAATAACAATCACTTTTTTCAAATATAAACTACACCTACAAAGCAGAGATGTAATGGCCCTTGTAAGCGCATTTAAGAAGCTATCTAATTTTATTGATACTGCCTCTCCTAATCTACAAAATAAGCTCTCTCAAGAGCTGATGACCTATGATCAATGGGAAAAAGAATACTTTGAAAGAAAAAATATGGGCATTATTGACATTAATAGAGAAGAATATAAAAAATAAGCATTATCTTTGCCAATATATATAGATATAAGGCGGCGTTAGCCGCCTTTTTATATAGATATATATAGGCCGACCTTCGCTTTTTGGCGCAAAAAGCAGCTCCTGGTGGGCTGCTTTTTGCTTTTGTGCTATCTTTAGGGAGTGAGAACGAGCAAGACAGCCTACAAAAGTTTGCGGCATACCATTGAAATGATGTCGCGGCAAGTAGCGGACTCTATAGAATTTGCTAATGATTTTTTGCCAGCTCGCACAACCTGCCAAGAGATCTGGTACATTCTAAAGGATAATTTGATTTACAAAAACGATCCACCAGGAATAGAGCTGCTGCAGAGCTTCCCTAGCCTAATGGAGGACAATTACTGGGGCATACCGGGTGCAGGTGATTGTGATTGCTTTACGATTGCTGCTCTGGCTTGTGCTAGGGCCAGAAATATACCAGCTAGAGCAGTAATTGTCGGTAATTCTAGCCAGGCTCCTACCCACATTTACGCGCAGCTGTTTGACGGATACAAATTTGTTGACTTTGATTTAGTATCTTCGAGCTATGGCACAACCAAAGCCTACAAGAATAAACAAATAATAAAGCTGCACTAATGTTCCTACAGCTCCACGACGGCCCAGATTTGCCTTATGGCTTGCGCCCGATTCCTTATCCAAAAAGAAGCGGACCTATGATGCCTGTTCGCTATGCAGAGGATCCTTTTGCTTCAGGATCTCCTGTTATGCAAACCACGCCCTATAAATTACTGGCAGGCTGCGACCAGGCGCAGGTATATGCAGATTTTGTCAAGCAGGATAAAGACGGCTGGAAGCTGCGACTGGGAGAAATAGATCGAGCGAAAAACCTTTTTAAGGAATTTCAGATACTAAAGGATGCCAAGGGCACAGGATCTGTGCCTTTATATAACGAGGCAGGAGAAATAACTGGTTTTAAGGCAGGCACTAAATTCGAAGAAGCGATAGCTTGGTTCAATTTTGGAGTAAAAATCGGTAAATTGATACGAGGCCAAATAGATAATGCTGCTGCTAAAAGGCTTAAAGATGATGCCCAGCTGCTCTATGATCAAAACAAATGGGGAATAGCAAACATTTGCCCACAGACCATACCTATGCTAGTAGCTAACGCACAGCTTTGCTACGATAGCTTGAAGTATTGGGAAGGATACTACAGCGATCAAACAAAGAAAAAGGGAGAAACGAGAATCGCAGCTCGCGCTGTAGTATTGAGGCAGAGCGCACTAGTTATTTTAATCAAAGAAATCGAGGCGAAAGGCGGCAGCTTCACGCCAGGCGGCAAAGGAACTCCATTAACAGGAGCTGCGATCCTTGCTATATTAACAGGCCTAGCCTTTTTACGTTTTTAGTAATGGCTACTATACTACAAGTAAAATACTACAATATCGAAACAGGTAAAGAAATACCTATGAGCCAGGGAGAAGAAGAGAAACAGAAAAAAACGTGGAAACAGAAACTAAAAGGATGGTTATTAGGTACTGGAGCAACTATTATCGTAGGTATTTTCTGGGGAATTGGAGCCGGTGGAGGCCCTTTTGAAGTAAAAAGAGTAGTAATTACAGCTGTAGATCGACCAGGTACTAACATATAGTGTTATCCAAGTTATCCATTTTTTGCAAAACTTTATATTTTTATATACCTCCTTTTACCCCACTACAGATCATACTATTTTAATACTTTTGAAAAAATTGGATAACTGGATAACAGAATAACAAAATGGAAGAAATTTTATTCGGATCTATTATCGTATGGGTGCTAGGGAGGATTGCAAAGAAAAAAGCCGATGCTCCTGCTCCTGGTACTATTGATCTACCTAGGCAGGGCAGGACACAGCAGTTCCCTACTCCTGGAAGCGCTAACTACCCTACTACTTCTGGCGGATCACAAGGCGCTGCTTTTAACCCAAACAACCAAAATTCGGGGCAACCTGGTGGCGGCAGACCTGGGCAGTTGTAATTGTCATTTTTTTCCTTATCTTTAACCAGCATTAATTAACAAACTAAAAAAAAATATATGCCTGTACGCCGTAAATCTTCACCAGCTCGTCGC